GCGTTTGTTAGCCTGTGATAGCTACAGCGTCTTGTCCGTGGTTACGGTCAAATTCGGTTCTCTCGAATGTGATAATCCAAGTGATAGTATTTGCAGATTGCCCACGAGACATGGCAGGGATAGCTAGGATTACACCGTTAGCTAAAGCTACTTTGTCCTCTCCCATGTTATCAACTAGCGTACCCATGATAGGGTGAACCAATTGTCCATCGGCATCAGCTTGAGCTTGGAAGTAGTTTGCATAGTCTTGCAAGTACTTGTTCTCTGGCGCATTCATCAGTACTGGGAAGGTTAAGTCACCAGCCTTAATACGTTGCATAGAAACAACCATGTCACCGTACGCAGTAAATTGTACGTTGGCTAATGGCGCTCTACGAGCTACGTTAATCAGGTTCTCACCTGTACCAAAGCCTTTGATTTCTACACGACGGTAGCGACCTTCTGCATTTGGGATTTGTAAAATCAAGTCAGTATTAGCGAAGCTATATTGATACATAGTATGTACTCCTGTTAGCTATTTTCTATTGTACGAAAGAGCCATAAATAGCAATCTCGTGTAGTGCACCTGCACCAATCATAACAAAGGTAAGGCCAGCATAAGTTCTAGCACCCTTATCAGAAGATGGTACCTTAGCAAGCGGAATGGCTGTGATTTGGTAACCTGTAGGTAGGTAAGTGCCATCTGGCAAGTAGCCAGGAGCCACTAAGCCGTTACGTACAGCAGCCTGTAAGCTTTCTTCAAGTTTAGCTTCTGCTGAGTTAAGCCCAGCTTGTGTATAAGGTACACTTGTAGCTGACTGATACAACAAATTAAACATATCTGTTTCAATACGATTCTCAGCCCAAAGCAAACCATGAGCAGAATCGAACCAAATGCCTGATGCTAGTCGTGAGTCTGTGTAAGCACTTACGCTATTGCCAATCTGTGCTACGACTGAGATACGCTTAGCTTTAAGGGTTGCAAACTCACTAGTTGTTAAGTCCTCTGCCGTAATACCTGCTAACTGTTTAAGGTTAAGGGTAATGGTAGTATTAACACCTGAGAAGTTTACAGATGCAGCACGACCAAATACAGCAGCCGATGGGTACTGTGACTTGTTCTTGCTAAAAGTTGTAAGCACATCTAAGCTTGCAGCTTTCATTTTAGAGCCTGTGTCAGTTGTGATTACAGAACTTAAAGCTGCTAAACTATTTGTAGTGTTACAGAAGATTTTCTTGTTTGCACTAGCAAACTGCCCAATCTCTAATGTTGTAGTACCAGCAGCACCAGTTATTACATCACGGTATTTCTTGTGAGTAACTAGTCCAGTGTAAGCAGTGCCATTTGTAGTTATAATACCAAGAGCAGTTACAGGTGTTTCAGCTGCAATACCTGCGTTAAGTTTACCTTGATGTTGTTCTAGCCCTAAAGCTTCTGCTGCATCACCTTCTGCAAAAGTGATAGTACTTGCAGTACCCACAGTGGCAGACTTGATTTGGAACCCATGACCTGTGTGAGTTACTGTTACAGAGTTAGAAACTTTTGTGTTGATAGCTGTTGCTAGTGCTGTAGCAATGCCAGCTAGTCCTGAACTAGAAGACACTGTTGTGAAGTCTAGGTCGTCTATAGTTGCAGTGCCTTTGTCAGTTGTGATTTTCAGGTTGCCTGCATCAATAGCAATAAGTTCTTCTAGGGCCTTATGACCACCACCTGTTAGTACTGCTGCTTGAGCTGTCTCAAAGCACATATGTACTACGAAGTCTGTAGGAGTAGGCTTAATAGCAAAGAATGCTTTAGCAGCTTTCCCTACTTCTGTTGTTGCAGGCCAGTCAGCTAGTACAGCCTTCAAGCCTTTATAGCTACGACTACGCTCAGCGGTACTTATCTTACCTTCTTCATTTGTAAGAAAACCTAAGATGCCAAAGTTACCACTAGACACACCTGCTGGTGATACAGAGATACTTACTTTAGCAAAGTTTGAAATGTCAATTGCCATTTATAATCCTTAATCTTTGTTGATATTGTATGTTAATACACGTTTTGATAGGTCGTCAAAGACAAACTCACCACTGATTGTTACACTAGTTAGCTTGTCTACGACCTCTTTCATTACCCTAGTAGCATAGACTTCTAGTGAGAAGCCTTGCCTAAGTTCCCACTCTTTTTCAAGTTTAGCATCTTCGTTAACTATTGGGTCACACTTAATAAAACCATACCCAGTCTCTATCATCAAAGCTTTCATGGCCTCAGAAGTCCACCCATGCATTATCTTATAAGACACTAGCCCTGTCTTTTCAATCAACCCTATACGGAATCTTAATCGAGAAGGTACATGTGTTTCATAAGTCATAGTGGTGTCAGTCTGAGATACAAGTATTTGGTTAGGTATACCTACAGCATACTCAGCTAACTTAGTGACATGAGCAAAGTCTCCTTTAGGCCTAGGGGCACCAAACTGTCTGGAAGGGTAAGAGAATCTAGGGATGCCAACCATAGTGTCTACCATCTTTTGAATGACTTGCACATCTAGTTTCATGGCTGCCGCTCCTTAGATTCTTCTATCAAGTATCCATTGTACCCATGCACAGTCTCTTCCGTCTGCTGTAGTACATTGTAGTACTTCCCTTTAAACCCTATCATGTCTTCCATAGATACAGGATAGTTATCAGTAACCCAAAGTTTCTTGTAGTTACTAAGCCTGTCGCCACCATCAGTAGAGTGTAGGGAGATACCTTCATCATGCTGAGAAAACTTATTACCTGTCTTGAATATTCCCCAGATAGTTGATTTTACTTTAGTGCCAGCTACCCAGATATTATTCTCGTCATAGCTTCCTGCTGTGGTTGCATACTTCTCTAGTTCTATCAGCATTTCAGAATTAAATGCGCCACTCATATTAAGTGCCATATTAAACCCCTCGTATGCCTTGGAAACACATCTGACGATAGGACAAGTATCTTTTGCCGTATGATGTAGCAAATAAGTCTTCCGCTGTCACTGCTAAGTCAGATATAGCATTCTGTATAGTTGTGTCGTCAACTTGCTGCATCTTACGTGGAGACACTAAACCAATATCCCCTTTCTCAGTGTGCCTAGCTATTGCTAATAGGTGTGCTGAATAGTACTGGTGAGCAAGGTTGTAGACATTTAACCACCTACTTTCCTCGCCCATAACCAATGCTGCATCATCCAACATCATCTGTACTCTAGCATTATCGACACTACCAAACTCAGGGAATCTTGTTTTAAAACTCGCTGGAGTGCCCTTCATAACTACTTCTCAGAAGCTAGTAAAGCTTTGGCAGCAGCTACTTTTGCAGCATGGGCTTTGGCTTTCTCTTCGGCAGTTTCTTTAGGAGCAACCAAGATTTTAATTACACCAGCTTTGATTAAGTCTTTAGCTCGGCTGGCATACTCTGTTTTCCATTCTTGGTCAGCTACTTCAAGAGTTGCACCAGCAATGGCAGTTAAGTATTTCTTGTTTGCTGCACCTGCTGTAGAAGCTGCAAAGATTGAGTGGTTACAAACGTCTGTGTTAGTTAATTTCATATGTATTCCTTGTAAAAGAGTGGTTGCGCTAGTCCAGAATTAGACTAGCGCAAGGTTTATTAGATACCGTAGTAGTGAGCAAAGGCATCTGGACGAATCATTTCTACGCCAGCAAAGCGGCCGTAACAGTTGATTTCAAACTCTAAGCCTTTAAGTTGTACAGGCAATTGAATGAATGGGAAAGGTTCGCGAGCACGAGCTTTATCAGCACCAGTTGCACGAACTGTGAAGCCATTACCTTTACCGCCATTAGGGTCGAATGCACCACCTGATGTGTCATAGATGCCAGCTAGTTCATTTAAGTCTTTGAAATCATCTTTAGATTTGATGAAGTCATTGTTAGCTAAGAACCAATCCATGATAGATACATCAGAGTGGATAGAACGTGCAGTGTTCATTAAGTATTGCTTCTTGGTAACACTTAATAAGATTTGGTTAGGCTTGAAAATCTTCTTAGTGTCTGCATACATTTTAGCACAAGCTGCTGTTAAGTCAGCAATGATTTCTGTAGGAGTTTTATCAACACCCCACACTGTTGAGTTAGTACCGCCTGCTGCTGTATCTACCTTAGTTTTAGAGATAGTTAAAGCTGGAGCACCTACTGGGCCACCGAAGAAGCCATGTAAGTTGTTAGCTGGAGAACCAAAGAAGATTACTTGGTTTACTTTCTCTTCGTAAGCACGACGAACAGCGTCACCTTTGCGAGCTTCTAAAGGCATGCCAGTCATTTTAGATGCAGCTAGTTCCTGACGAGAGTAGCCGTATGCACTACCGATAGTACGAACACCAATAGAGTACTCTTTACCTGAAATGTCTGCGCGAGGTAAATCTGTTGCTTTACCAGCAATGATAGCAGCTTCGCCACGTTTGTCATATGAACGGTAAGTGATGCTATCTACGCCTTCACCACCTTCATAGTTAGTGTCAAACAAGTCACGGCCAGCTAAGTCTGGGTACAATACATCATAAGTTTGTGCTGAGATATGCTCAAGTTGACGTTGGAAGAAGATACCTTCATCATCACCAACTAAGGCACCAGTGTTAATTAGGTGTTCAATTGCTGTGTCGATAGTAAAGTCTACTAAAGGCTTGTCTAGTAATGGCTGTTTTGTTACTTCATCAATTGCGTAAGTTTTAACTACTTTCATTTTTATTCCTTAAATTTTTAAATTCAGGCCTTGCTTATCAAGACCTGTTATACATTTCTAACTTTACTACTAGCCAGCTACTAAGATGATACGAGCTTTGATAATATCACCTACTTGTCCTGACTCTTCCCACACAACGTTAGTGGTTGCTAAGAAGTCACCAGTAGCACTGCCACCTGAGAAAGTGCCATCAGTTTTGTGTACAAGAGCTAATGCACCTGCTACTGCTGCTGCACCTGTGACTTTCAATCGTAAGTATCCATCACGAATTAGTGACACTGATTCAGTTTTCTTGTAGAAGAAGTCTGTGCCAGTAGAAGGACGCAAGCTTGCTTCATGGTTGTACTCACGTTGTGTAATAGCAAACACTGGGATGCTGCCACTAGAGTGAGTCGCAATCGCTACGCCACGCTCTACTGAGTTGTCACGGCCTAGTGCTTTACCAAAACCTACTTTACTAGAAGTAAGTACGCCTGTTTGGGTTACTCGTGGGCCTGAGTCAACTAGTTCGCCTTCGTAACCGTTAGCTGTGTAGATGTTGAATGCTTGGATAGTCATTTATATTTCCTTTGTGTTATAGTTAATTACTTACTTACTTGGTTTCTTTTCATCATTTTCGAACGTGCATCTAAAACTTTATTCACAGGTACAGCATCAACTGTTACATGTGTTTCCTGTTTCTTCAACAGTTTTGCCATAGGAGTTTCTTGGTCAATCTGGTCTACAAGGATAGAGAACATTGCCTCTACGTATGCAGGAGATTTGTTAGAGAAGTCTCTCTCAGGCATTTGGTCTTCTACAACCATAAGGTGTATTTCTTCTACTGACTTGCTACCTAAGTCTCGAATGTCTGAAATCAGACGAGCGCTTTCGATAGCTTGGCAGCGTTCAACCACACCCTGTTCAGCAGCTAATTTAGCATCAGCTAGCTCCACTTTAACAGCCTTCATTTCAAGCACATGTGTTTCTGTACTTTCTTTGAAGTCTGCTACAAGTTTTTCTTGTGTAGCTAGATCAGTCTG